ACTTCACCTTCTTTCTTATATGGCTCTGGTAAAGGCATCCATGCAATTACTTCTTCGTCGTCAATTATTCCACAACCATGCCAAAAGTGTGCCTTGTCGTGTCCAAAAGGCTTGCCATATTTATAACTTCTTACATCGCCCCAAATAGTCGTGCATAACACTTCTTCGAAAACACGTGTGTTAGGGTTTATTTTTTCTTCAGGCAACCGCTTGGAACATGGAATCCATCTTAAATATTGAGTCCTAGGGATTCCTTCTTCCTCTTCCAATTCAATAAGAGGACATGGCTCTTTGTCATCAAATATATACACACATCCTTCTGCACAATGGCAATACAAACAATTTTCTGATTTCATCATCATTCCATATCCCTACTTTCCATTTTATGATTCCACCAATCCCTAAATTCCCCTAGGCACAAAGGACATAAGCTCATTGTCTTACCATACACTTCTATTTTTACATCATAAAGAAGAGAATAAGGATCGGGAGTATAGAAATAACCACAAAGATCACATTGTTTATCCATTACTCATCTACCTTTCTTTCCTTAATACACTTAAACTCATTGTAACAATTTTTCCATTATCAAATGGATTATCCTCAATTTTTATATCCACATACTTATTATAAATTAAATGCTCTCCAAACTCTTGTGCTAACACTGCTAGAATAGCTTGATGGTCACATTCAGGATAATAAGGAATTTTTGTTTTTAATCTAATATTTTCTTCCTTATACCTAGATTGGATAATCCTCATTTCTACTTCACCAGCATCAACCAATTTTTGTAATGAATTGATTTTTGCTTCGTAATCAGAAATCTTTACCTTATGTGTTTTATTATATAACCATTTTGTGAAATTTGCAAATTTCATTTTACTTCACCTGATCCATTGTACACTCGCGCGCTGTCTTATCCGTTCTCCAACCCAAAGCCTTCGGATGCCTAATTCCCGTAAACTCTCCTTTATCATCTCTCATTAGTTGCATACCGCCAACTTCGAGAACTTTTCCCTTATAGCTCTGCCAATTCTGAAGGACTTCTTCTGTCAATCCGCTAACAGATCCAATCGGAACTACTTTGTCCGCGGCCGCGTCATAAAGTCCAATGATAAGGCTACCAGCCCACTTATGAAAATAGGCTTTTGTGACCGGCTCAAGTGGCGCGCCCTCGTAAAATTCTTTGTAAAGCTCACCTTGAATAAATTCGCCTGTACGGATATTCTCCCAGTATTTCCAAGATTCAATCTCTTTGCCGCCGTATAAGCGTGTTGGTGCGTTGGCGCCAAGAATAATGACGTCAATAGTCTCACGCAGACACTGTTTTAACTTCTGTGTAGTCTTTGAAGGACGCTTACCAGGCTCATAAAAAGAATCTGCTTTTGTAATTACGATTCCTTCATATCCATCTGCAAGAAGCTCTTGTAACATATTCCATAATTCTTCCCCAGCTTTATATTCCGCAAACTCAACAAAGGGACTTTTTGGAATTGTATTAGATGCTATAAAATCAAATCGTTCTTTTGCGGTTTTGTTCAAAAAACTTTTCTCATTATAAGCCATTACATCAAATACATAATATCTCAATTTTGTATCATTTGTTTTTTGCCTTGCAATAGCCTTATCCGTAAGGCAATTCATAATAGTAGTAACCTTATTAGAACCTTCATTTCCTTTCCAATATATTTCTCCAAGCAAGACGGTACCGTTTGGTAAATCTTTTCCCCAATTAAATAAGTGTGGCAAGTGATCCCATTTATCTAAGTATTTCCCTTGAACAGATTTACTACGGCCTCTTAGAATAATGTTCCCATCAAGGTCTTTAATAAGCACATAAAGTGCACCGTCTCGCTTTTGACTTCCGAGCCACTCTCCGCTGAAAATTCTTGATCGGCCCTCCGCCTTTTTCTTCTCATCACTCCAAGATGCAGGCGGCGCCCAGTATTTCTGACATTCGAATTCTTCAAAATTATAATTATCAATAACAATACTCATTTATTTTATCTTTTAACCTCTCTGGTGTTAAAGTATTTAATTCATTATAATTTATAACAATTAAAGGAATACTATTTTTATCACAATAATCAACTTTCATTTGATCGTGCTTTTCTAATGTTTGACTATGCCAAGGATTATCTTTGTTAGTGTGTTGTTCTCCTTGACATTCGATTAAACCAATCAATTTTTCTTGATTAAACAAAGCAAAATCAAATCTTAATGAAAATGTATCTTTTAAGTCTTCAAAAACATATTCCTTTTGATAGTAGATATTTAATTCTGACAATAAACTACTAATAATCATTTCTCCCTTTGATCGAATACATCCACAACTATTGACAGTTCCTGATATAAGACAACTATAAGGAGTTATTGTTCTTCCACCACAATCACATTGACATTCATAATACATATTACGATATTTATCCCTGTGGTGAAAAGAAAGAACCACTAATTTTCCAAAACGTATACCGGATAGGTCGTTTCTTGGAAGGCCGTCTTTATGTTTTTCCATAAAAACTGGCTTACACTTATTTAGCATAACTTCTCTACTAATTTCAGAATGTAAACAGCCGCAAGATCTTGTTTGTCCATTTCTAAGATTACTTCCTCTAACAGAAATAGTGTTACCACAATCGCATAAACATATCCAATATGCCTCTTTATTACTATTATTAGTATCTCTTTTTAATACAGTAAGTCTACTATCTGATACTCCATGTTCTTTCATTATCCAACCCGTCATATCTACGACTGATTGATTTTTTGAACATCCGCATGATTTAGTATGTCCCGAGCGCAAATTATCTCCATTGACTTTTATTCTATTTCCACATTCGCAGACACAATCCCATGATATTCTTTTTGTCTTTGGTAAATGTAACTTCTCTACAGTTAATAGACTGTCTGGAACACCGTGTTCCTTCATTACCCAACCTGTCATATCTATAAATTTTCCCATCAACTCTCACCTCTACTTAAAAGTAGAAATAATTGATGAGATGTATATAATTTTGAGGATTAGAATTCCATCTACATATCCGTACATTTCAATTCTCCTTTTCTTTTTCTGTAAATAGTATACCAAAAATTTCTGAAAATTTCAAATTTATGGACTTTAGGTAAAACTTGACAAATCTTAGAAAAAGGAGTATAATCTATAATATAAGGGCAGAGAATATTTTTATTTATTAATAGGAGATTATATATGATTTATTATATTTTATTTAGTCTAATTTCTATTTTAGCTATTATTGGAATTGCTATATTGCTTACAAGGCGGGCGTCTAATAAAATTAAAGAATATAAAGAAAAAGAATTTATAGTTGAAAGAGAAAGATATAAAAGAGAATTAGAAAAAGAATTTGAAAGATTAAAAGACGTCCAATATGATGAACTATATAGAATTAAAAGAGAAATCGAAGAAAAGAAAGAATTTAATTCTTCAATTCAAAAGATTAGAGAGGAAGAGTTAAATCGGTTAATTGAATCCCAAAAGAAAATAAAAGAAGATGAGTTAAATAAATTAATCGAAGAAAAAGAAAAACACGCGGAAGCACTAATTGATTTAGAAGTTGAGGAATGGTCACGATCTGCACAAGAGGCCGCCAACTACGAAAGTCAATTAAATATAGAAAGACTAAGAAAAGAAAGAGAAATAAAAGAAGAAGAGCTTTTGTGTTTGCGGCGCGAGGTCGATGAATTTAAAGAAAAGAGAGATGCCATCAACCAGGATATTTTACGCGCCCGCGCACTAGAAGAAAAAGAGGACTTCTATCGTGTTCAGTTAGATGAAGTATCAAAGAGAGATATCGCAGTTATTAACTCAATTAAAAGTTCTCTTTCAAAAATTGACTTATTGGACAAATTAGTTTATGATATTTATGTAAAAAAATCTGTAGATGAAATGATTAAAAGAGTTCTTGAAGGCCGCGCACCGTGCGGAATCTACAAGATAACTCGTCTAAAAACAAAAGAAATTTATATTGGAAAATCTACAGATATAAAGGCGCGTTGGCAACAACACGCAAAGTCAGCCTTCCATTGTGGAACTATCTCCCACTCTGTACTTCATACAACGATGGAGAAAGATGGGATTGATAACTTCACATGGGAATTACTTGAAGAAGTACCAAAAGATAAACTTGGTGAAAGGGAGAGGTATTGGATTGAATGGTATGATTCTAAGAGTTATGGACTTAATGAGAAAATTGGATAAGGAGAGATTTAATGGAACTTACCGAATCACAGAAAAGAATTATAAATGCACCGGAACCACGAATTGCCGTACAAGCCTGTGCGGCCGCACTTAAAACCTCAACATTAACTGAAAAAGTACGAAAACTTTTGCGCGATGGTGTGCCGCCTACATCGATCGCCGTCATCACCTTTACTCGTATGGCCGCCGCAGAATTAGTAGATCGTCTAGGAGATGACTACAAAGATGGATTATTTGTTGGAACCATTCACTCACTAGGAGCGAGATTTTTGGCGTTGAATGGACTTGGCGGCCGCATCAAGAAAATTGCGGAAGATGAAGACTTTGATAAGATATTTGAGCTTTGTAAGGAGATCGATATCTACCACTCATATGATTGGGTTCTTGTTGATGAGATGCAAGACACCGGTGAGAAGGAAATGGAATTTATTTTTGATTTGATTGATCCAGTTCATTACTTTGTAGTCTTTGATACACGTCAATCAATCTACAGTTTTAAAGGCGCGCGACCGGATTTATTGATGAAAAGACTTAAAGGAAATGCAACATTCTATCCATTAAATCAAAACTTCCGAAACGCGCGTAATATTCTATCCTATGCACAACGCATTATCTCAAAAACTGGATTCTATGATGATTCAGAATGTATGTGCGGACCAGGCGGCGATATCTTCGAAATGGAATATGATATTCAGACTCTAGTAAATCATATAAAAAATAACCCACCTTACAAGGAGTGGGCGATTCTTACTAGGACAAACCAAGAGGTCTCAAAGATTTGTAGAGATTTGGCTGCATATGGAATTCCGACTCAAACATTTAAGCAAGGAGACTTAACGAAGGCTCAGCTTGAGAAAATGATGAAGGAAGATAAGGTAAAGGTATTGACTGTCCATTCAGCGAAAGGATTAGCCTGGGATCACGTGGCAGTTTATGGATTGGTTTGGTGGAAGGATGAAGAGTATAGGATTAATTATGTTGCGGTAACGAGAGCTAAAAAATCATTAATATGGTTTAATCAACCGAAAAAGAAAAAGAAACCAAGAATGTTTGGATATTAAAAAGAAGAGGTAGGGTTTGTGCCCTACCTCTTTTGTATATGTCCAAGTTTTAGTCTGAAATCTTACAGTATTGAACTCTTGGAGTTACATCTATATTTTCTTGGTTTTGATTTGTCTGCGCAGCCATTATATAAATTGGTGAATAATCTGAGGGAATTGTAACTAATGTACATACATTTAAAAATACTGGTTCATTTCCAATAGCGGGAGAATCTTGCTGGGTAAAATATCCTGATCCATAGAAGTTACCAGACATATCTTTGGATAAGTGCATATGTCTGCGGCCTTGTCCACGAGTATCACCATCTGGATGATTTCTATTAAATCTACATATGGTATGAAGAATATATTTTCCTTTATCTAATGTAAAATATCCTACGCTTGAAGAAGTACCGCCATGAGGAACACTTACCGCTGGAAAATCAACAATATCGGTATAATCTAATTTTGTATCTTGAAGTCGCGCAACATCATTTGGTTCAGTCGGAGTTCCATTAATTGTTAGTTTTCCGGCAAGAACCTCGTTTCCTTGCCAATCTAATGTGCGGGCATTGGAACGATCATTATACTCTCCATTACCAACTATCTCTATGAATTCATTAGAATAATCTAATTCATTATAAGAACCAAATACAAATTGTCTGTCACCATGTGCATCGGTACCATATCCTTGTGCATGAGAACAATCTCCATAGGCTGTAGTGGCATATCCTTCTGCATGAGAACAATAACCAGTGGCTCCTGCACCTTCACCCTCTGCATGGGATAAATAACCTTCGGCCCGTGAAGCGCCACCCTCTGCGTGAGCACCATAACCATCAGCAAGAGTTCCCATTCCTTCTGCATGAGAGCGATCACCCTCTGCATTGGATAAATAACCTTCGGCATGAGAATAATCCCCATACGCATCGGTATTATATCCTTCTGCATGAGAATAGTTACCATCTGCATGAGAATACGTACCCTCGGCATGAGAAGACTGGCCATTTGCATATGTGCCATATCCCTCAGCATGAGATGAATCTCCAAAAGCTCTAGTATCAACCCCTTCTGAATGAGAATAAGATCCATCTGCATATGTGCCATATCCCTCAGCATGAGAACTTTCTCCGGCTGCGGTTGTTTCATTACCTTCTGCGTGGGAATATTCACCACTAGCTTCAGCATCGTATCCAACCGCAGAAGAATACATACCAATAGAAGTATTTTCTTTTCGTCCAATAGATACTGCGCCGCTACCTGTTGGGTCTTCCATATTCATCTTTTCACTAAATTCACTATCAACTTTTTCAGAACTCCAAGTCTTATCCAATCCCGTACTACTATCATCAATCAAGTTCTCATAACTACCATCAGAAATCTCCGCAGTAGTAGTTCCACTACTATCTGTAATAGTAATCGTAGCTGTATTTCCAGACTTGGAAACAGTTGCAATAGGCGAGAATCCATCGCGGCCGTCCTGTCCGTTCTGGCCATTGGTTCCATCGCGTCCAGCCGGACCCTCTGGTCCTCTTTCACCTTGTTCACCATGCGCGGATACGCCAGTAGTTACAAAGATTTCTTGTTCCGCGTCCCATACATACCAATATCCATCTACGATCTTTGGATAATGGGCTACGCTTCCTTCGCAGTCTGCAACCGCAGTATTCAACGCAGCAATTAACTCATCAATCGTACTCTGTTGAGATGGAGTAGGTTCAATTGTAGTAATGCCCGCGCGCTCAATAACAGGAATAGTAACAATAATTACTGTTTCACCATCATCTTCACCAGTATGGAGGAATAACCACGCATATGCAATACCTGGCTGACGCAAAACTTCATCAGGTACCAAAACTCCACTTGCATCACCAATAGCAATATAGGAGGTTTTGGAATTTGTTTTGTTTGCGAAATGGACTTCATATGCTTCTGGTAAATCAACTTTATAGAAGATCATCTTCTGTCCGTAGTCGTATTGGTAGACAGGTTCTGTTTCAGCCTTTCCACCATATACGTATGCTTTAATTATATTACTCATTTCTTACCTCCTTTATGCTGAAGGAATTGCTTCAATTATACTTGAATATGTACTCCAACCATTTGTTGTTTTATATGTATCTACAGACTCTGCTGGAACATATATATGAGACAATTGTGCTGGTGTCCCAAGACCATTATTTCCAAGTGTTGGTGGTGTAGTTGCTTCAATAATAAAGTTTGTAACCGTTGAGCCATGCAAACAATAGTTATTTAATGTTGTACAATCAGGACCAATATGTAGAGTTTCAATCGTAAGGTTTGCTAATACATAAGAACTTTGAAATTGCTTGAGTTTTGGAAAATACATTTCATGTGTTTTCCAAGTATAGTTTGCACCTCTAAAACCATTTGCGCCCACAGTCTCAACAGCGTCTAAGTGCCACTCAAACCATACATCTGAAATACTACCAGTAGATGGTCTTAGATTTCTAAAAGCATTTGCTCCAATAGTTTTACACTTGGGTATATTGATGATACTGTTATTCGGATAATCATTAAAATAAATAATATTATCAAATGCGGACTCACCAATAGTTACACAATTTGGAAGATTAATACCTCCAATATAATTTGCACCCCTAAAGGCATAGAGTTGTACTTCGGTAATAGTTGATAACGAAACTTTCTTAATTGTCTGGTTATTATAAAACATATACTGCGGAATTTTAGTCGCAGTGGTATTTCCAATAGTAGCGTCAGTTAACTCGAATGTATTAGGGTCACCAGTTGCGGCCCCCAAGAAATCAAATGAGGTTCCGCCGCCTCCTGACGGCGGAACATCTGCTCTAAACCATGTCATTATGATACCCTCACTTTTACACCCAGCGCGCTCTGTTGTGCAGCAAATGTAAGTGTTACACTACCAGATGCAACTGTGATATTTGATGGATAAACTCCAAATATATCTGTAAATGTTTCAATCGTTTTTGACGTATCGATTGCCGCATTAGATAATGTAATTGAAGTTGAGCTAGCAGCAAGTGTGCCTGTTACTTCAATCCATGGAGCTATCGCAGAAATAACATCACTAGTAATTGTAATGTTTGTGCCTGGAGTCAATGTATTCTGTTT